GTGGCATCGGGACAGAGACTTCAGGAGAGACATCCTGAGTAGCCGAACTGTCACCAGTTGTATTTGACACATCAGTAATCGGCATGCTTCCACTAACATTGTTATAGGTGTTTTGAATGTTAGTAGAGGCTGAATTACCTTGGCCGACGAACTCGATATCAGGATCAAGCTCGTCCTTGTAGTTACGGGCCGTAGCAATTCTAGTGCTTTCGAGAGGGCGAGGAAGAGCAAACTTCGAGTTTTGGAATGAACTGTAAACAGCAACATTAGCGTCTAAGCCATTAGGTTCAAGAAGGGGACTCATCACAGTAACAAAGACTGTTCCCATAGATTCAGTAGCACGAGCAAAAGTATTCATGACTGATCTAGGAAACAAATACTTCATCTTTAGTGTATGGGTCCCATTCTGATCCGGTTGGAAAAAGACATGGCTTGAGGCGCTAATATTAGCCGGTTCACAATTCACGTTAGTGAAAGGCATGAAGTTTGCGGCTAGATAGCCTTGTTGAAATTGAGTAGCAGTGATTTGGAAATGAAGTTCAGGATCACCGGTCCAAAAGGTGAACCGATCGAAAGGCATATTCTGAACATTTTCACCGTTACCAAGAGCAAGAATGCCGAAAGGAACGTCAACAGCGAAGAGTTGTGTACCGCGAGGGACCCCATTGGGCCAGAGAATTTCAGTGCGGAAAACATTTGAATCAGTTCCGAATCGAAGATCCATAGATGATTCGTTGACGGCTTTCTTAGAGATTGAGTCAGAGTTGTAACCTTGAGAAGATTCAGTCACAACTTCCAACTTAGAATTTAGATTCACCAACTCAGGACCCTGAGCGATGAAACGAGGAAAATCACACCCTCGAGAAGCTGTTCTTGAGCTTACATTTCTAACCATTTGGTTATAGTTACACTGAACAATAATTGGAGGAATACTACATGCCATGAGTGCCATGTTAATGTCATCTTTCATGAGCGTATAGTATTCGATCCCCCAAATTGAACTCAGTTCTATAACAGTTCGACATTCGTCGTGGATGGTTTGGTTAGAATTGCGAGTCCAATGAAGAGTTTCTTCAAGAGTTTCTTTCTTTAAAGCTCCACACCATTGACCATTGATCAAACGGGGGTGAGCTCCAAGGAAAGTGATTTCTTCAAAAGAGCGAAAGGTATCTTCAAGATCTTGGTCTTTACGATCTGAAGTGTAGATTTGACCTAGGGCGACTAATTCGTCTCGGATGATAAAAGGTGTCATAAACTTAGCTGCTTTATCGCTAAAGCAGAAGATATGATCATCACCCAGGACTTTAAGTCGCACATGTTCTTCAAAAGTCAAATGTGCACAACGTTCGTTAAAGACGTAGCGAAGATACATCTCGTTAACAAGATTGTTAACGATAGAAGTGAAGACACACCCAGAGAAATGAGTGTGTTTAAACTCAATGATATGAGACAAGACTTGAGCAGGAGAACCCATTTGTTGGTTGACAAACAGATTCTTTGCACAGTCAGGAACAACATCACCGGCGAGATCCATAAGAATAGTGTAAGCAGCAGTTTGAAACTGCGGTTGAATACGCTTATCAAAATTCTTATAATCTCCAGCAACGAAATTCTTCCCAACCGTGGTGAGATATTGATACATCTCATCCATATCATGAGAGTATTGGTTATAACCAATACTAGAAGAGGTTGTGCCATAGGATTGATTTATAGCACAAAGGAGGCTCCCGAAAAGCATTCGGTAAGCCACATTGGAGATCAGGTCACCACAATAGATGACGCGAGTAGAACCTTTCTTCTCTTTTGATAAGGAGATAAGCTCATCTTTGAGGAATGCTAAAAAGCGTTTAGGTTCCAAATTTCCAC